TTTATTGTAGTGGTGGTCGTCATTGGACTAGGAAACAATGAAGTCATCATACCACTTTGTGCTTTAACAGGTTGATTATTCATCATGGCTTGTTGTGCCGTGGTCATCAACTCTGGTGATGATGCAAGAATACCCATAGGTTGTTTAGACATACCTGCTTGACGAAACATTTTTCTATCTAATGGATTATTCATTTATTGTTTCCTCGGTGTACCAAACATGTTTTGAAAACCACCTGCTTGTCCTACGGCACCTAGACCTGCAATACCTAGACCTAACATTTGAGAACCCGTGCTTGGACCAGGAGTCGTGGATGTTGAATATGTTTGTTGTAACGCTGGAACACCTCTGAATATATCAGACATGAAACCAACTTGTTGATAAGGTAACGCTTGTTGTGCAAGTGAGTTGGCTCTTGCTACATCAAATTCTCTCTGTGTTTGACCTTGACCAAGTGCTCCAACACCTAATAATGAGTTCACATCTTGAACACCCATTTGTTGTCCTAGTTGTCCTAGTCCCGCTGTTGCCGTTCCTAGTTGTCCTATTGAAGTTCCGAGTGCACCAGTTGTTTGACCCAACTGTCCAGTAAGTTGAGCTTGTCTTAATTGTTGTTGTGCTGCTTGTTGTGCGGCATTTTGTGCTTGAGCAAAACCTTGAGATCTTAATTGTGAACCAGTTCTAGCTTGTTGGTCTAAAACATTCGCTGCAATCTCACCTTGAGCTATACCTTGTCTTGATCCTCCAAAAGCACCTGCACCCACGGCACCTGCACCTAATTGATTTTGCTGTTTGGCTCCTTGATCTGCAATGTCTTGATACTGTTGCTGTATTACAGACTCCATGTATGGATCCATAAAGTCTTGATAAGAAGTAGGTGTGTAATCTGCTTGTCCCGCTTGTCCAATTGCAGACCCTATTGTACCAAGTCCAGTACCAAGAGCCTCGATCCCTGTTCCAACAGCTTGAGAACCTTGTTGAAGATAAGGTTGAAAAGATCCGACACCTTGCATTGCACTTGTTATAGCTTGTTGTTGAGCCTCGGAAAGACCAGCTACTTGCTGGTCAGCATAAGGCATTTGTGATCCTTCACCTGTTAAAGCCTTTGCACTAGCAAATATATCAGCTAAGTAATCTTCTTGGAAAGGAGCTAACCTTACAATTTGTTCTTGTTTAACTTCTTGTGGGTCTGCCATTATGCGGCTCCTTCTAATTGTGACATCATGTCATACATTCTTGCGGCTCCAACATTTCTATCTCCACCACCTGCACCACGGACTGCTTTTGCAGTTAAGACAAACTCACCATCGGATAATCTAGCAGGCACAGAATCTGATGTTCCTGTTCCAGGTCCTTCAACTTCACCTCCCGCTGCCGCCATAATACCTACATCATCCTCATCATTTTGTCTTTTTCTATTGTCTTCAAAGTATTGTCTACGCTCATCTTCATCATCTAAATTATACATCTTATCGCCAATTCGTCCATACCCTAATCTAGTTTTGCCTACGGCAAAAGGACGTTGTTCTTTACTTGTATATACTTCATCATCAATACCAGATAGTCCAGCTAGCCCTGCACTCCCTATTGCAAGTGATGTCATCGGATTATTTTTTATTATATCTATAATACCTGTTGAGGATCCAGATTTAGCAATTTCTTTAATTGGGTTGCCCGTGACAACGTCCGTGGTAACTGGCGATCTAAAAGGAGATTCAGCCGTACTAAACTTAAATCCTTTTCCAAAATCTTTACCACCCATCGCATACGTTGTGGCACCTGCAAGTGCTGCATTCTTCAAAGCTTCTTCTGCATCTTTACCTGCTGCAAGAGACCCGATCCCCGATCCGATTGATGCACCCACTGGACCACCAAAGTACATTCCTATGGCACTACCAATTACTGGTGCAGCTTTCTTTAATGTCTTAGTGATGTTTCTAAAAATACCCATAGTCTATACTACCAATTAATCGTTTATTTTTCAATCCTATAACGCTGTTGTATTTCTGCTCTGTGCAAACTCTTGTATGCTTGCTACAACATGTAATCTATTTCCTGTTGCCGCTTGGACTTTTAATATTTCTGTGCCTTGTAAAACAAGATTATGTGTTAATAACTCGACTGTGGCATTAGCACCCACTGCTGCAACTTTAAATAAGCTGAAAACATCGCTACCATTTGTAAGTGTTACTGTTATTGTATCTGCATTACCCGAATCTTCTGAAACTAAAATAGAATTAATAACAGAAGCATTGAAATCTGCATCACTAGGAGCAGTATAAAGAGTGACTACACCAGTACCTGTTAGATCAGCTTTTGCATTTGTTATATTCTGTATATATTGAGGTATTGCAGTAATAAACATTATCGTCTTCCATCTGGTCGTATATCCACACGAGGAGTTCCAAGCTTCCAAGACACTCCTTGGTTCGTGGACTCTAGCTTCATGTTGAAAGCTCTACCTCTAAGTCTAACATCTACAATATCAGTAAACTGTTCTACTGGAGTTGATGATGTTCTAGTTGATGCTCCAGAAGAATTAGTTGTATAGGGACTTCCAGGTCCATTTCTAGCTTGTAATGTAAAAGTTACAGTAGGATTTTCTTCTGATGTTGATCCTTCGAATGTAATGTCTGGTATCAACTGACGAATAAAATTAAATTGATACCCATCTCCTATATCTATCTGACTAGATTCAACGGATGCAGTCATAGCAGAACCATCGTCATCGTTACCATTTTCATGATCAAATAAATATTGAGAACCTGCTCCAATAGGAAATTGTCTTACACCTCTATCATGCCAAGCAGTTCTACTTAGTGTTCCGTAGTACCATGTTTGGTTAGCATAATTAAAAATAACATATTTATCATTTTCACTAGAACTAGCGGAAGGATAAAACCACCACACCTCTGACCATTGTGAATTCACACCAGCACAAACTTTTTCACTTTGAGAAAAATTAAAATCTAAAAATACTTTGTCTCGTACAGTACAAGGTAGTTGTTGAGCTCTACCACCATTGAAAATATAAAAGTTTTCTTTACCCATCCACAGAACACCTTCATCAACAGCTATAGCAGATTTGGAACTTATGATAGTTATGTTTTTTGATAATTCTTGTAAACCAAAAGTAAAAGGAGGACCTATAAATCTCATAGAAAAAAGACTTCTATCTGTAAACACTAGTATTTGTTGTTTCGTTTCTACTGCTTGTATAAATTCAGATCCACTACTTAGTCTTAAATCACCTGCTGTGTTTGTCGCAGTAGGAGTAAAATCAACCAAAGACTCTTGAGAACCAAAACGTATTAGCAATGGATCTTGGACCGTGGTTCCCAGAGTGTTGGCTCCAAAAACAATAATGTGTCTGTCTATATCAGAAACCATAACTTGTCTGCCAATTGTAGGTACATCAGAGGCACCAGCTTCAGAAGAAAGTGCTACAGCTCTTGAGTTCAATCCATCTGATTTATCCCAATAAAAAATACCGCCATCTCTTGGATTTATAAGTAAATCCTCACCAAAATTATCATGAGTCCACATACGAACATTTCCAGTTGTTCCTGTGTCTGCTGCTTCTCCCCAACCAAAAGTTGAAAGATCTGCGTTGATTCCACTGAAACCACCCGCTCCCCAACCATTACCACCAACAGTTGTGTTAAGACCTACATTGATTTGATAAGAGGCATCTCCACCCGAACCACCGTTACCACTATCTGAACCATTTGCAGTTACAGTACTACCACTTGTATCTTTTGCAGTGATCACAAAACTATTAGCATTAGTTATTGAGTCTATTGTATATTCTTGATTTAAAACATCGGCTATAATTAAACCACCTAAACTAGTGGCACCAGCGAAAGTAACAAAGTCTCCTTGAACGGCACCGTGAGAGCTATCAGTAACTGTGATACTTGAAGAACCATTCGTAGCTGCAAAGGTTACACTGTTTGTTGAAGTTTTACGAATAGGTGTTACGTCCGTGAATAAGCCGCCTTCTTCTACATAATACTTTAAATGTGTACCTACACCCATGTAGTTTGAACCATCTAGTGCCACATAATTATGTAAGGCTCTCGCTGTTCCCAAATAAGTATTAGAAGAATGTTTAACCCAACCCCCTATTTTTTCTGGAAAAGGAGTATAAAATCTTACCTTTTCACAATCAAAAAAGCCACCTTCATTAGAGTAAGATGTTATCTCTCTGTTGATTCCTGGTTTAAATTTTAAACTGGTTAAAGGCATACTTTTTACTCTGTTTTAATTTTGTTCTGGTGGCACTCGCATCATAGAACCTACTGTACCTTGCGGTTCTATAATATTTCTAGGTTGTGTTAAAACATACCAACCAGTAGCAATATATTTATCACAAGAATAAACGGCATTACCTCTATGAGTATGTGTAAAACTTGCAGGGAAAAAACAAACAGTACCTTTTTTTGGTGGTACTTTTATACCATATTCTAAAAACTCTGTTTCACCTTCACCTTCAGGTATATCGTTTAAATATATTGTCCATGCTAAAACTCTTAATGGGTGATTATTACCAGTTTGATGTTCACAATGCCATACATGAAAACCACCTTTTGGTTCTGTTTTTTGTATCTTTATAGAACAAAGTTCTATGGGTTGCATACCTAAAGAGGGATAATCTTTTATGTATTTTTGTAAGTTTTCTGAAAGAATATTTTTTGTTTCTTGCACTAATGTGGGATTAACAATTCTATAGCCGTCCATAGGAAGTGCTTGATCTTCTAAATACAAGACATGGTCTTTTCTAAATCTTAATTGTGATGGATCATTTGAATGTGGTAGATTACTATCTCCACCAAGACCATCTTGCTCTTTAAAAGAATTAAAAGCATTTATAACTTTATCACAATATTCTTTAGATGCTCCATCTGTGTAGCTACCAATGAAACTGTTTTGTAGTTGAAGTTTAGGTAAAGTTTTTAGGACAGTCATTTTACTCCCTCTCAAGCTTCTCTCTCAGGGTCATAATCTGCTACAGTTCCATACGTTCCTAATTTTGCTTGTGCAAGAACTTCTCTACCATGAGCTTCTACATCATTTGGATCAGCCAAAAACATATAATAACCATCATCTTCGGTCATTCCAAGTCCTTCATAGTGAGACCATTTTGCTTCAATCTCTATAACTGTTTGTTCTGCATTTCCCCATCTAGGGTTTTTTGCACCAATTAAAGTAGCTCCATTTGAGGCGATTGTTATAGGCATTTTATTCTCCTTCTTCTGTTATTTTAATGTTAAATGTTAAAGCCATTCTGCTTTTACTTTTATTTGTTTTTACTTCATGCAACAAATCTGACTCCCAAAGTAAAAATTTTCCTTGAGTTGGCACAAAACACCATTCGGGAGAATTATATCTTGTGAAATCCATTTTATTAAAATTAGACCAAACATCATTATAGATTCCTCTATTAAAAACTATATTACTACTATTTGGTTCTGAATAAACATAAAAATTACCACTTAGTTGATTATGTGGACTGTGAACATGACAAGAATGAGAACCACCTTCATACATTTCTGATAGCCAAAACTCATTCATTTTTATTTTAGTATTGGTAGTATCAATACATTGATGCTTTAAAAACTCATTAACTTCATTATCTACATATTTAAAAAAATTATTAAATTTAGATGTGTACTTATTCATTATATGTGGTTGAAACCATGTGGTTTTACCATATAAATATCTTCTGTCTTCGCTTGTCTCTTCTAAAATTTGTTTACAAACTGGATATAATTCTTTTGCTAAGTCGACATTTTCTGTGTCTCTTATGTATTTAGAGAATAAATCCATTATAAGCCACTACGAAATTCTTTGATGCAATGTAGCTGATCCGGGAGAACCAGTTCCAAAAGCTCTCCAAGTCCCACTAGGATAACTTCCTGTATTGCCGGAACTACTGCTCCAATGTCCTCTATAGTTATTAGCATTATTTCCATAGTTGCCAGGATTTAAAGTGGTATTATGATTAACTGAAGTGTATGAAATTGATAAAAAACCAAAACTTGAAACTGTACCTGAAGTCAAAGTAGGTATAGTTGATGGCGAAGGTAAACTTGTTAAGTTTGATCCATTTAATGAAGGCAATGTACCACTCGCTATGTTTGCAGGCGTTAAAGACGTTAAACTTCCACCATTTAAAGCAGGAAGGTTTCCAGTTAATTTTGTTGCATCTAAAGTTTGAGTACCAGTTACAGTTGTTCCACCGACGATTAAAGCCATTATAACATCTCCTCTAGCTTAAATTTATATTTTTTACCATTAAGTCTGTTTAAGATAAATAAATTATCATCTCCCTCTTGTATAGTCCAAGACCCTCTTGTTCCATCTACTTCGTTGTCTCTTGTTTT